CACCAGCCGTAGCTTGATTTAATCTCCCTAAAGTACCATCGGCACGATTTGGTTGGAGATTGCCAGCTGCGTCATTGACTGCATCTCCACCTAGAATCTTACGCTTTCTTTTTCCAGCGCACTGTTGGGGTGAATCTGTAACATCTGCGTACATATTTTTAGGAGAATATGATCCAGTTAATTTATCAGTGTAGTACTCCGCCGCATTAGCACCTCCTTTTCTATGCTTTCTTTTACCACCAGCTTGAGTAGCATAAGTTATTCCCATATTTGTAGATGAGAAATTATTATCACTTGAAGAGCTACTTTCTTCACCAAACATATTAAATTTTGCTGGAGAATAAGAACCACCTTTTTGTTTTCCTCCCTTGATCTCTTTATCAGTTACATTGAGATTAACACCATTGGAATAAATAATATTTTCACCTCCTTTATGTTTTCTAGTCTTCCCTCCAAACATTTTAGTGTATGGAACTCTATAATAATTCTCGGGATATAAAGGATAGCAAGTGCCTTCTCCTGATTGGAAAGGAGTATAAAAATCTATAGAAGGGTCTTTCATAATATTTTATAGTGAGATTAAAATTCGTTCTATATTTAAAAAAATCTTAACAATCTAAATATATGAAGCGCCAAAAAGTTTCAACAAATGAAGGAACATTAGACGATTTTATTGATAGGTTAGTATCTTCCCCTCCTCAAAATCCTAGTTCAATTAAATTGGAATTATTAGAAGAAGAAACAGATAATGCGACGGTCTTTAATGTTTTAATTGAAATTTTTAGTAAATCAATGAAATATATTTATGGAGATAGTAGTGGAAGAGTAGATTTGGATGTCTTAGGTGAAGAAGAACTTTTGAAGATGTCTAAATATTTCAATAGTTTTGGGTTTAACATCTATGTTGAAAAATTTGAGGGAGGTAACAATAGAAATAAAACTTCTTTTGGAACAACAGAGGAGAAGCCTATAAAAGAGCATGAACTTAAAGCTCATTGCTTGAAATTCCAAACACCAAATAATTTATTCGTTATTTATTTCGATGCACTTAATCCATAATTTTTTTATCTAATTATGTTAGATAAATGAAAATAGCATATTTGGCATGGGGATCCTTATTATGGGATTTCTCGAATCTTAAACTAAAAACAAAATGGAAAGAATCTCATATATTGTTACCATTAAATTTTTCAAGAGTGTCTGATAAAGGTAAAGGTAGATTAACACTTGTTATAGATAATCAAACTGGAACTCCTAATAATATTTTTGTTGCCAAGACTAAATTTACTAATTTGAACAAAGCTATATCTGCGATTAAAACTAGGGAAAAAACTCGCAAATCAAATATTGGATATATTAATTTGAAAGACGAATCATTTCGAACAAATAATTTGAAATTAAGTCAAATAAACGATGTTACAAATTATGCCAAAAATAATAATTTAGACGCTATAATTTGGACAGATATCTCTCCAAATTTCGAAAAAATAACTGGTCAAAAAATGACAACGAGTAATGCTATAAAATATATAGAAGAAAAACAAAATAGGAAAAAAATGTACATAAAAATTATTAAATACATATTTCTTTGTAAAATTTATGGCAATATTCGTACTCCAGTTTCAAATACTATAATAAAAAAATTAATGTGTAATCAATGTTTGAAAAATTAGGAAAATTCCACTGTGATTTTGACGTTATGTTTACTAACACTTTTCGAGGCGGATACTGAGAGCTCATGACGCTTTCTCCTCTTCTTTTCTAACTCCTCTATTTTCTCAACATCTTTCGCTTTTGTTTCACCTGATCGTAATGAACTGTTCATATCGCACTCGATTTCGTCCAATCGTGTACTTATGTAATCGATTATGTTATTTTCTATAGCCCAGCGGAAAAAATTAAGTTGACCGACGGTTGTCAAAAGTTCACAACCTTTACCGTAGATAAAATTGATTCTTTCACGTCGACAAAAAGGATCGAAATTTCGTTTGCTGTATGCCTTTAGCTGGTTCTTGTAGTCCAAATGTACAATTAATTTTTTTTGTCGTCCTTCCTTTTCATAATTGATAACAGTATTATGTTTTTTGCAGTAATTAGTTACAAACCAATCAAGAACTCTTAGAGATATCTTTGAACATCCTTGGACTATTGGTAATAAAATATTAATATTTTTATCATCCGCATAGAACTTTGATAGGGATGTCATTAATAAATCTAATTTGGATATAACATTACTACGTGGTTGAATAGAACTATCTGTGAGAACTTCCATTTTATAATTCTTTATTAATTTATCTTTAAATATCTTTTAAAGATTTTTTCCATGTAAGTATATATTTCCCTTAGTGCAAAACAATTTTTATTAATTTTTATTGTGTTTCCCATTGAGCAAACGTGAAATAATTCGAATTTTTTATCAATTTTGTATATAATTATAATATTTAATAATAAATTAAAAATATTTTTAATAATTATTTATTTTAACTGGAAATAAGTCAATTTATTTGTTTTTGCCTTAAAAAACAAAAGCGTTTAAATAGTGAAATTTTACTTTAAATAGTGATTTTTTGTTTCTGTTTCCTGGAAAAAAAATAATTTAAAGATATTTTACTTTTTATAAATATAAAATGGAACTAGATATAGTTGAACTTATTGAGAAAAACCCACTAACTCGTTTATCTGGGGATTATCAGGGCAAATTGCTAACAAAAATCAAGAATAAATTTTCTGATATTGAAATGCAATTTTTTTTAGCAAGTTTTTACTGCACATTAAATTATGACCAATTTAAAGATTTTGTGATAGATCTTGATGATTTATGGAAATGGCTAGATTTTAACAAAAAAGAAAAAGCAAAAGAATTACTTGAAAGAAATTTTACAAAGGATATTGATTATGTTATTTTGCTCCCCCATAAGGGGGAGAAAAAAGATGGTAGAGGAGGTTCTAATATTATTAAGTATTTTTTGAATATCAAAACTTTTAAATCATTTTGTCTCAAAGCTGGAACAACAAGAGCTGAACAATTACATGAATATTATTTAAAGCTTGAAGATATTGTTCATGAAATTACAACTGAAGAGAATGAAGAACTGCGTAAAAAATTAGAAAAAAATCAATTAATGCTTGAACTTTCAGAGAAAGAAAAAGAAAAAATTATTATTGATTCAAAAAAAGAAAAGGAGGTTCTTAGAGAAAAAACTCTACTAGAGCAATTCCCCAAAAATAGGCAATGTGTTTATTATGGTTTAATCGATAATAAAAGTGTTAGTGGAGAAAAACTTATTAAATTTGGAAATTCGAATGATTTGGTGACTCGAGTCGATGCTCATAAGAAAGTATATTCAAATTTTTGTCTAGTTAATGTTTTCAAAGTATCCAATCAAATTCAAATTGAAAATGCGATTAAAAAAAATTCTATATTGAAAAAATTAAGAAGAAATATCATTATTGATGGTAATAATTACACAGAGTTACTCGCAATTGATAAGTTAACTTTTGAGGAAATCGATCAAAATATAAAAGAAATTATTAGAGACCAAGAATATAATATCGAAAATTACAATAAATTATTGGAAAAAAACAATGAATTGGAAAATAATCTTACTCGTGTAATAAATGAAAATGAAAAATTGATTGAACAAGTAAAATCTCTTGAAGGTAAATTGGAGGAACTCTCTCCAAAACAAACAATCAATGAAAAATATAAGGTTCAATATCAAGGAATAGCTGCTGCATCGCATAAAGGATATTACTTATATGCATTTGAGTGTAAAGAAAATCGTTTTAAGTTTGGATTATGTAGATTGGCTGATTTGGAAAATCGAAAGAATTTATATAAAGAAACTGATCCAAATGGCGATATGAAGCACTTAGTAAAAATTTCTTTCCCAGTATTTGAAAAAATTATGGGATTTTTACTAAAAGAAAGACTTACACGATTAAGAAATGACATGGTTGATGGTTCATTAGAAGAAGTTAAGAAAATTTTGAATATTACTGAGAAATTGGAAGATATCCTAACAGATGAAAAATTATCATTGGATGATATACATAATATTTTACATAATAATCTAGTTGTGAAAAATATTGAAGAACAAAACCCTGAAGTTCCAGTCGTAAGGAAGGCTCAACGACCAATTGACCAAATAAATGTTGAATCTGGAAAAGTAATTGCAAATTATAAGAGTATTGAAGAAGCCGGTAGAATAATTGGATGCACTGGATCTGCGATTGGAATTGCGTTACGAAATAAGACATTATGCAAAGGTTATCTTTTTAGATACGCTGGAATTAGTGATGATGATCAAATGAAAGATCAACCGGTTATAAAAATATGTTGCTCAAATGGTGAAAAAATTTATTTTCCAAATATGGCTGCAGCAGGAAGAGACGCTGGAATATCTGCTCCTGCATTAAGGCAAAGAATCCTTACAAAAGTTCATATAAATGATCATCATTGGATTTTCAATAAAGAAGCAACACATTATAATCAAAAACCTCTTTAATTATAATTCCTATTTAAGGTTTCACAAACCCAATTCTTTCGTATATATCACTAATCAATATTTCTTGTTCACAATTCACATCAACATTTTCAAAATTTTCAACAATTTGGTCAAAATTATCGTAATTTTCATTCATGTATAAATACTTCAAATTCTTTGGAAGTTTTTTGATAATTTCACATTTAACTAGGCACCAATAATATTTTCGAATGACCTGTCTTTTTCCTTCAAGTTCTTCTCCTTTAAAATATCCCAATGCAATTACTTCAACTGAATCAGGTAGTTCCTGGATTGAATGACGATAATTATTTCCAATTGTAATAAATTTAAGTCCTTCTGGTAATCCAATAAGAGGTTGTGAATAATTAAATCCAGTGTATATCACCTCAACTGATGGGGGAATATTGCTCAGGCTTTGATTGAAAAAATCACCAAATTTAAGTAATTTAACATTTGGCGGTAAATGATCTACTTTTTCCTTGAATGATTCTCCAAACTTAAGATACTTTAAAGAAACCGGTAAATGATCTACTGGTTGTTCAAAATATTCTCCAAAAATTAAATGTGTAATTGTTGATGGAAGATTATCAACTCTTTGATTAAAAAATTTTCCAAATTTCAAAAAAACTAAATTTCTTGGCAAACAATTTTGTGTTTCCATCAATCCATAATCTTTATCATCTTCTTTTATACCAATCGGCTTATTAAAATTGCTTCCAAAAGTAATGTGTGTAATACAATCCGGTAATTGCGGTAAAAATTGGTTAAATAAATCGTTGAATTTTATCTTCTTACATTTCAAAATCATTTTCATTAATTTCTCATCAATGGGCGCATTAAAACGGGGACGTAAAATTAAAGTATCACCTTCAATAGTTGTCATTTTTAGTTATAGTTAATTGATTAAATAACATTCAATTTTTTTTTAATTTGATAATCAATCCTAAAAACCATAAGTTTTTAGGAGTTAGGTAGGTGTGAAGTGATTCTAACTCCACCACATGTGAGGTTCTTTTATCCCTCAAATTATACTAACATCTTTTTTCTTATTTTTGAACGCACTTATTGGTTATTTTTTCCAATTTAATTTATAAAATTAAATATGGTTCACTTTGCTCTTATCCAAATCGCTAAGAAACATACTGAAATTTTAGGAACCTTTATTGAAATAATTTTAAAGAATAATTGGGACTTAACAATTTTTTATAATGTAGATGCTGATGAATATAATTTTGTTAATTTTTACAGTAATTTATTTTCAAAACAAATAACAATTAAAAACACAAGTCAAATTATTATGGAAGCTGATAATATTGATTTTTTTATTTACGGGTCAAGCACTGATGATAGAAGGATGCCAGATATTTTTAAAAATACAGATTTAGCATTAAGAACTATTTATGTTCATCATCAAGCTGAACATTTAAAAAGCTATATGTTAAAAAGTATTACAGTATCTCCAGTTATTAAATCCAATGATCTACAAGCATCAATATATGAATGCATTCTCCCAATTTATAAATCTTATAAGAAGTTGCACTGGAAACCAGAGAAAGATAAGAAGACAACAATTTTTGCAGTAATTGGAGGAATAAGAACTTTATCCAATGGGAAACTTTTTGATAAAAATTTAGAATTAGTTTTTGAATTATTGAATAATCATCCAGATGGAGATTATGAATTTTGGTTCTTTATGAGAAAATGGGATTGGATTTGGATTTGCAAAAAATATAAAATTCTTGAGAATCACCCTAAAATTTTAGGTTTTCCTGGGTTGAAAACTGAGATTATGATAAAATCTTTACATAGGGCTAAATTCATCTTGCCTCTTGCTAAGAAAAAAGGATGGTTTTACTGGCAACGATTAACTGGTACGATTCCTTTAGCAATCAATTTAAATATTCCAATGATAATGGATAGAGAATTAGCTGAAATATACAGAATGGAAAATTATTCATTATGTTATGAGAATTCTTTGTTAGAAATATACGATAAAGTAATTGAGATGAAAGATGATGATTATTATAAATGGGTGGAAAATAGTGTTAAATATAAAGCGAAAATTTGCAAGGAAAATGAGAAGAAGCTAATTTCATTATGCTTAAAACAGGTTTCTCCAAACATTCGAAAAAATTATCCTCAAATTTCCAGTAATTAAGGTTATCAAAAAAAAAATTAGTTATATTATAATGAGTCCAAAAAATTATCTAAATTTAGATATTTTACCAAATGAAAAAAAATTAGCTGAAATTGTTAATAAATGGGAAAATTCTAAGAAAAATAGAAATAATTCCAATGAAAATAAAGAAAATAGAAAAAAAAGAAAATTTGAGTATGAATCTGTTGAAGAAGGAATTTCATCTAAGAAAAAAAATGCGGTTCTTCTCTCTGAGGAAGCTAGAGAAAGACAAGAAAAAAAAGCAAAACTAGAACAAGCAAGAATTAAAGAAGAAATGCAAAAAATAGCTACTAATAAGAAGGCAGCTGAAACAATTGTTTTTAGTGAAGAATTAACCGATAAAAATTTTGATTATATGCTATATTTATGTTGTAGTAATAAATCAAATAATGATATAGTAAAAAGATTAAAATCAAAAATCACAAC